ACACAATATTAATTTAAAATTTTCTACAATCATGAAAAGAGTATTATTTTCAATGGTTTTACTACTTGCGGCAGGCTTTACCTTCGCTCAGGAAAAGAGCGTGAAAGAGGCAAAAAGCATCGCTAACGACGTAAAACCGGATTTTGCACAAGCAGAGAAGCTCATCAATGAAGCTCTGAACAATGCTGAAACCAAAGACAACGCCGAAACATGGGATGTAGCCGGCTTTATTCAAAAGAGAATCAATGAAAAGGAAATGGAGAATGCTTATTTAAGAAAGCCTTATGATACTCTTAAAGTGTATAACAGCGCACTGAATATGTGCAAATACTACTTTAAATGCGATGAACTTGCACAGATTCCTAACGAAAAAGGTAAAATCAAAAATAAGTTCAGAAGATCGAACAGTGCTGCTATATTAGCTGCGCGTCCCAACCTGATTAACGGTGGTATCCAGTTCTTTAATTTAGATAAGAATAAAGAGGCTTTGGATTTCTTCGCAACTTATGTAGACATTGCCATCAATCCTATGTTTGAAAAGGAGAATCTGCTTCAAACAGATACTGTATTGCCCCAAATTGCTTATTATGCAAGCTTAGCTGCAGCCAAAATGGAAGATTATCCAAGCGTGTTGAAATATGCACCTTATGCAAAAGAGGACAAAGAAGTGGGTAAATATGCTATGGAATTTATTTCTACAGCATTGAAAGCTCAAGGTGATACTGTCAAATGGATCGCTTCCTTAAAAGATGGTATTCAAAAGTATCCTGAACATTCATTCTTCTTTGGACATCTGATTGATTATTATAGCAATAATAACAAGTTTGACGAAGCAATGCAGTTTGCAGATGATATGTTGGCTAAAGATCCTAATAACACATTCTATTTGTACGTAAAAGGATACCTTTATCATAACATGAAAGATTATGAAAAAGCCATTGAATTCTACAACAAAACCATTGAAGTAGATCCTAATTATGCAGAAGCATATTCCAACTTGGGCTTAATCTATTGCCTGCAAGCTCAGGATTTCTCTGAAAAAGCTACTACTGATGTCAATAATCCAAAATACAAAGAAGACCAAGCTACACTGAAAGTTTTCTATGAAAAGGCAAGACCTAATTATGAAAAAGCAAGAGAACTGAAACCTGAACAGAAAGATTTGTGGCTAAATGGATTATACAGAGTTTATTATAACTTACAAATGGGTCCTGAATTTGATGAAATAGAAAAATTGATGCAATAATTGAATTGCTACTATACCAAAGATAGCTTGAATATGTAAGCTATCTTTGGTATAATTTTCTTCCAAATTAGAGAAGGATAAAGGTTTATTTTAGTTTATGGTGTTACATATTAAACATAATATTGATATTACACCATTTACATTTTTTTATTTTACATTTGCGCCGTAACCAATTACAAACGTTATGGCGCATTCTTTTTTAAAGCAGTATTCAAAGCAGTTCCGTATGATAAAAGTTCATTATATGGATTTTGAAGACCGTTTTCATGTGAAAACATTCAAGGATTGTTCACTTATTGAAGCCTCTAACGTATTTAAGGCTTATGCCCGTGCTTTTGGTTGGATTTTCTTAAGCTATGAAACATTTGATTATTAACCTTTAAATATTTCAATTATGGAAGTTGTTGGATATAATGTTACGTTTTCCGATTCTGTTGGCGGTGTTTTTTTTCGTTATTTTACGTCTTTTGATGCCCTTATGAAGTTTTCTGCTTCTTATGTTTCTTCCGGTTATTCTATGTTTGTTGTACCTGTTTTTGAGTAATTATTATGGACAATCAGAAAATTTACAAAACTCTTGAAATTATAGTCAAGGCGGTATTGGCAATTGCCGCCTTATGGCTTTGTATCTCATGCACTATGTCTATGAGTATCAGTAAAAACAATATGAACAGTACCCAATCTACAGAACAGTCACAGGCTACCTCTGTGGATAGTACAAAAGTTGATGTTGATTATAAGTAATGGCTTTATTTAATCCCTTTTGTAAGTGTCTTAATCCTCAAAGGATAGTTAACCCTTATACGCATGAGTGTATGACCGTCCCCTGTGGACATTGCAAAGCTTGCATTCTTGCTAAAAACTCCCGTTACGCGTTCCAATGTGATTTAGAAAGTTATTGTTCTATGTATACCGTTTTCGTTACTCTTACCTACGCTCCTAACTATCTGCCTGTTGCCACTCCTATGTATCTGGACGATAATACTGATTTCGGTCTGTTGTGCCGTTATGATTTGGTAGACTTTGAAACAGGCGAAAGCCTTGGTGTATTTGAATCTGAGCCCTCGCAATTGGAATTGCTTCAACAGAAGTTTAATCTATGTGGTTCTATCCCCTACCTTAGAAAAATTGATTTACAATTATTTTTAAAAAGATTTCGTTACTATGTTACTAAACGATTGCCCAAAGAAAAAGTGCGTTACTATGCCGTTGGCGAATACGGACCCGTACACTTCCGCCCGCATTATCATCTCTTATTATTCCTCAACTCAAAAGAAGCCTTACAAATATGTTCAAAGGCTGTATCTGAAGCATGGTCCCTTGGCCGTATCGACGTTCAAGTTTCCGAAGGAAAGTGCTCATCATACGTTGCGGGTTATGTTAACAGCAGTGTGCTTGTACCCGAAGTTCTTAAAATGCGTTCCGTCTGTCCATTCTGCCTACATTCTCAAAGGCTGGGTCAAGGCTTTTTGCAAGGTCAACGCTCGAAAGTATATGCGCTTACCCCTCATGACTTTATTAAAAGAAGCCTCGTACTCAATGGAAAATTTAAAGAGTTTGACTTGTGGCGGTCGGCTTACTCTTACTTCTATCCCAAATGTCGAGGATACATTGATAAATCTTCACACGAACGTGCTTATAGCTACCGAACTTATGATACAGCGCGGTATCTATTCCCGTCCTGTGAAACAACATTCGCGTTGGCGAAAGAAGTAGCTACATTTGTTTATCTGTTCCATCTGAATAAGTCGTCTTATTGTTTGGATTTGTTCGATAGTGGTGTATTGTATGAACAACGACTACTTTATGACTTTTGTAAATATTTCTATGATGCAGAAGTAGTTAACTATCCATTGGATAGTATCGAATTTGATAGGTATGCCCATCGTGTCTACGGTGAACTTCTCCTTTCCAAACACTTCTTATATACTGTTTGTGATAAACCTACCTTGTCGGAGCAAAAGCGCAAGCTTAGGCTTATTGAAGATTTTTATAGTCAATTGGATTATATGCACCTTACTGATTTCTTCGAGTCTCAAAAGCTTTTCTTTGAAAATGAAGATTTCTACGGTGATGGTGATTTGTTGTCTGACGAATGGGAAAACACTATATACCCCTACTTCTATGATAACTTCCGTACTGATATGGAATTGTTTAAGAAAACACCTGTTTATTCTCAATTCTCTACGCAGGTATCTAAACTGTTTAATGACCGTATCAAGCATAAGAAACTGAATGATTTAAATAAGATTTTCATTGATGAAAATAAATAGTATTAACCTTTAATTGTGTTGTTATGGCAAATATTATGTCTCTCAAAAGTCTTAGAAACAAGACTTCCCGAAATGGTTTTGACCTTTCGTTTAAGAAAAATTTCACTGCTAAAGCTGGTGAGCTTCTTCCCGTTATGGTAAAAGAGGTACTCCCTGGCGATAGCTTTAAAATTAATCTTAAATCTTTTACCCGTACACAACCCATTAATACGGCTGCCTTTGCCCGTATTCGTGAGTATTATGATTTCTATTTCGTTCCTTATGATTTGCTTTGGAATAAGGCAAATACAGCATTGACGCAAATGTATGACAATCCGCAACATGCTGTTTCACTTGACCCTACACAGAATTTCGCTTTAGAGGGTCTTATGCCCTCTGTTACAGCTAAGGGCATTGCTGATTATCTTGCTTCCTTTGGAACTACGTACAAGGCTTATGATAAGAATTATTTTAATTATTCACGTTCTGAATGTTCTGCTAAGCTTTTAGAATATCTTGGTTATGGTAATTTTTATTCTTTTACTTCTAAAGGTGGTGATAATTGGTCTACTCTTCCTCTGATGTCTAACCTTACTTTTAATATTTTTGGTTTGTTGGCTTATCAAAAAATATATGCCGATTATTACCGTGATAGTCAATGGGAACGGATTTCTCCGTCTACCTTTAATGTTGATTATATGGACGGTACGACTAATATGTCTATAGATAGCCTTATTTATGGTGAAACGTCCTCTAAGGTTGTACAGAATTATAATCTGTTTGATTTGCGTTACTGTAATTGGCAAAAAGATTTGTTTCACGGTGTTGTTCCGCATCAACAATACGGTGATTTGTCGGGTGTTGCTATTGGTAAAATTCCGCCCGATGATGAGTCCGGTTTTACTATTCTTGCACTTCGTAAAGCGGAGTTTTTACAGAAATGGAAAGAGATTACACAATCCGGTAACAAGGATTATAAAGACCAGATAGAGAAACACTGGGGTGTTTCTGTAGGTGATGGTTTTTCTGAACTTTGTACCTATCTTGGCGGTATTAGTTCGAGTCTTGATATTAACGAGGTTGTAAATACTAATATTACAGGTGAAAACGGTGCTGATATTGCAGGTAAAGGTACAGGCGTTTCGAATGGTGTGATTAACTTCAATTCCGGTGGTAAATATGGTCTTCTTATGTGTATTTATCATTGTTTGCCCTTGCTTGATTATACGGCTACTTTGTTAAATAGCGCATTTACTAAGGTTCGTGTTACTGATTATGCTATCCCTGAGTTTGACCGTGTTGGCATGGAACTTGTTCCTTTAAGAAAGATGATTAATCCGCCTTCTGATGATTTTTCATCTTTTAAAGATGCTGCTATAGGTTATGCTCCTCGGTATATTGATTATAAGACCTCGGTCGATTGTTCAATCGGTGGTTTTTCTAATACTCTTCGGCATTGGGTTGTTTCCTATGGTGAAACTTCTATTTTAAATCAACTTGGTTCGAAAGACCCCGTTAATCAACCCTCTCCGACTGCTGCGCCTATGAACTATACATTTTTTAAGGTAAATCCTAATTGTTTGAATCCGTTATTTGCTGTTGAAGTCAATAGCTCGGTTGATACAGACCAATTTTTGTGTAGTTCGTTCTTTGATATTAAGGTAGTCCGTAATCTTGATACGGATGGGTTGCCTTATTAGTGTATAAAATTATACATATTTTATACAAAATCGTACATATTTACTAATTTATAAATATATTTTATTATGTGGTATGCTAAAAGACGTTTAGAACCTTATCAAGAACCTGTAAATCCTTGTTTGGTTTCTTCTGCGGAATTGTCTCAAAGTGAGTTTTTAGAAAAAAGTCCTGTCGATGAGTTTTGTGTTGATAAGTTAGAGGTGAACGGTGTAGAAACTATTGTTCTTACTTCGGACATTTATATGTTGTTCAATCAACAACGCCTTGACCGTATGAGTAAAGACCGCTTATTAGCTTATTTTGAGAACCTTTCAGTGAATGAGCCTAAAATGCGTGAATTGCGCTCTAAGCTGAGTGATGACCAACTGTGCAGCTTCGTGAAATCACGGTTTGTACAATCACCGTCTGAACTGATGGCATGGTCTCAATATTTGATGAGTTCGCAGGATGAGATGATAGCAGCCGCTGCTGCCGAAAAGCAAGCCGAACAACCTGCCCCGTATCAGGTAGACCCGACTCAAGAACCCTAAATATATTTTTTTCCTTTTCTTTCGAGACGTGCAAAAAAGCAATGCAGGGAAAAAATATACGTTTGGCGTTCTGTAGTAAAAATTGTTAAATGTGCGTGTGCGTTTACGCGCGCGTATATTTAACGATTTTTGGTACAGGTTGATAAACGGATATTTTAGCCCTACTTTATCTTTGCACATCTTGAGAGATAAGGAAAAATTTATAACTCGTGAGCTCGGGAGAGCGAACACCGCTCTGTCATCTCGGATGACGCCGGAATGCATAGCGTAACGGAGTGAAGCGCGTTAGGGATAGGAGCGAGTATGCCCGTAGGGCATTTGTTTGAGCGGATAGCCCGACCCTTTAGGGTAACGCCCAAATAAAAATAAAAATCAAAAATCTTATGTTAAACGAAAAATTTATACAATTATGGGAGCTGCTGCAACTGTTGCCGGTATTGGTGCCGGTGCTTCTCTTATTGGCGGCATGGGTTCTACTGCCGCTCAAAATGCCGCAAATAAAGAGATTGCGCAAATGAACAACGCGTTCAATGAAAAAATGTTTGACAAACAGGTCGCTTACAATAAGGAAATGTATCAGCAACAACTTGGTGACCAATGGAAATTTTATAATGATGCAAAGGAAAATTCTTGGAAATTTTATAATGACCAAAAAGAATATAATTCGGCTTCTGCCCAACGTGAACGCCTTGAAGCCGCCGGACTTAATCCCTATTTAATGATGAGTGGCGGCTCTGCTGGCGTTGCGCAAAGCGGTTCTGTCCCCTCCGGCGGTGCTCCATCCGGACAAGGTGTCACGCCGCCTACTGCTACCCCCTACTCTGCTGACTATTCCGGTATTACTTCCGGACTTGGCCGCGCTATTGACGTGCTGGCCTCTATGCCTGACCGCAAGGTAAAGGAGGCACAAGCGGATAACCTGCGTATCGAGGGTAAATACATCGCCGGAAAAGCTATGGCACAGATACTTCAAATGAAGACGGAAGCCAAAACGAAAGAAGCCCGTTTAGCTTTGGATAAGCTTATCGCTGATTTCGATAACAATCTGAAAGTATCGAATATGGCAGTAAATGAACAGAATATTGCGGAGAGCAAAGCGCGTACACAATTGGCTGTTACTGAAAATCTCATGCGCCAGCAAGAGCTATCTTTCTTGCCGCAGGCTCAAAAACTCCAGCTTGCACAAGGTGCTGCGGATATTGCGTTTCGGTACTCGCAAAAGAATTTGACGGATAAGCAAGCCCGGCATGAAGTTGAAAAACTCGCGGAAACGGTTGTCCGTGCAAACGGTCAAGCTTTGCAAAATCAGTTCGATGCGGATACGTATAAAAATCGAGTAAAACAAGTTCAAGAGGTTCTTTGGAATACTATGCATGAAGCTGGTCACCTTACCGGACTGACTAATATTATTGGACGTGTTATTAGACCTGCTTATGAATAATTTTATATATTTGTATTAACCAAATATATTTAGTTATGAAATGTTTATTTTTGGGCTTCTTGCCTGCTGGTTCTGAATGGATAATTATAGCTTTGCTTCTTATCCTTATTTGTATTTGTGTCTTTCGTTCGCTTCGTAATTTATTGAAGTGAAACCTAAGTCATTTTCCTGAAAGGCGGCCGATTAATGATTTCGGCCGTCTTCTTTCTTGTCCTATTATACGAAAAATGACAGGCTTATGAATTACTCAATAAAATGGTGTCCTATCCCCTTTCATGACCTTATGGAGATATTCGATTTCCTACAACATCTATCCGTTGTGCGGTTATATCAGTTTGACGGTGCGGACATTCTTCTGAATGGTCGGCCTATTCTTCATCTCATGGTCTATTATGACGGTTTTTATCGGATAACTTATAAGACCTTACGTTTATAATGTATTATTATGTTAAATACAATATTACATTTGTGAAAGTATATTAAACATTCTATTGATATTACACCATAAACATAGGAAATGGGACATGTAATAGTATAACCATGAAAAGATAAAAAATAAGTGGACTCCACTAAAACTAATTCAGCATTTAGCGGTAGCCCACATCCTTACCTAGACAGATTA